ATTATTAAATAAGGATAAATTATGGCATCGACATATAGCGATCTTAAAATAGAACTAATTGGTACTGGCGAACAGACGGGTACTTGGGGGACGTCAACTAACAATAACTTCTCCATAGCCGTAAGCGAGGCAATCACAGGAACTGCAGATGTTGCTTTTGCTAGTGCAGACGTTACCGTCACCCTTACAGATACAAACGGAGCGCAGACTGCCCGTAATTTGCGACTTAATTTAACAGGAACTTCTGGCGGTGCACGAAACCTCATTCTGGGTTCAGGCTGCCAGATTGAAAAATTATATCTAGTAAACAACGGTTTGGCAGATGCCGTTACCGTTAAGAACACATCTGGTACGGGTATTGCAGTCCCTGCTGGCGCATCGATGTTTGTTTATAACAACGGGACTAACGTAGTCGAAGCCCTTAAAGCTATACCCGTAGCCGCTGGTGGTACAGGACTTGCTACTCTTACAGCTAATAACGTATTAGTTGGTAACGGCACAAGTAATGTGGCATTTGTAGCTCCTAGCACCAACGGTAATGTATTAACTTCAAATGGTACAACTTGGGTTTCTTCTACCCCTGCGGCTGGCGGAACTACAATTCCTTCAGGCACTGTAATGATTTTTGGTCAAACTGCAGCGCCTACAGGATTTACTAAGTTAACTGATCAGGATAATGCTGCACTTAGAGTAGTTAGTGGTGCAGCAAGCACGGGTGGATCAGTAGGATTTACAACGGCATTTGCAAGCCAAGCTGTTACGATAACCGCAGTTTCTGGTAGTGCTAGTGCTACAACGCTTACTACGCCTCAAATTCCTAGTCATAGTCACAGTGCAGGATTTGCTGGGTATCAACAAAGCCCATCTGCAGGTCAAACTATGTTGCGTAATCCAACACCAAATACAACTCCAGTTCCTACGTCTAGTACAGGTGGTGGGGGTTCACACGATCACCCATTTAGCTTTTCAAGCGCTACTGCTACTGCAATTAACTTGGCGGTTAAATACGTAGACGTTATTCGTGCAACTAAAGATTAATTATGGGCATACTTAAAAACGGTACATTCTGCCCACTTATTAAAAAAGACTGCGTAGGTCTTACTTGTGCGTGGTACACCCGTGTGCAAGGTTACGATATGAATAGCGGTAGTCAAATCGACAACTACGAGTGTGCAATATCTTGGCTGCCAATGCTTTTAATTGAAAACTCTGGACAACAACGTAGCACTGGCGCTGCGGTTGAATCGTTTAGAAATGAAATGGTTAAATCCAACGAAGTAAATACTCAAATATTTTTAGCGGCTTCTGAACTGCAACAACCCAAATTACTTAGGAGTAAAAAATGAAATTAACTATTATCCCTGCTGACGGCTCTGTTGGTGAAGAAGGTGTTTTTTATAATGCTTTAAATTTAAGTTCTTGTAATATTCCAGCAGATATACACGCTCTACAATGGCAAGATACTGCTGGTTGGATTGAATACAATTCACCTTTAATTGAAAATGAACCTATAACTGAATTACCAGCATGGGCAAATTGTTGCATGGTTAAGTGGACTGAAGCTAATACTCCTGTACCACCACCTCCTCCTACCCCCCCTACAGCAGAACAAAATAAATCTACGGCTGTAAGTAAATTAAAAACAACCGATTGGACTACTATTCCTGATGTAGGCGATCCAACTAAAAGCAGTCCGTACTTGAGTAATGTCCAAGATTTTGTTGTGTATCGTAATGCTGTGCGTCAATATGCAATTAATCCTGTAGCTGGTGATATTAATTGGCCTACACTACCGCAAGAAGTTTGGACAACTGTCTAAGGATAAACATGACACACCCAGAAGTTAAAATAGGTTGCGTATCTAATCTTTTTAGTCGAATGATGCATTTTAAAAATGCAGGTGATACGGAACACACCCACACACATAGTTTTGACCATTTAACTCTTTTAGCTGCTGGTTCTGCTAAATGCGTAGTTAATAATAAAGAAACTATATTTAAAGCTCCTCACATGATTTTTATTAAAAAAGATGAAGAGCATGCTTTTACTGCGCTTGAAGACAACACTGTAGCTTATTGTATTCACGCTATGCGTATAGGCGAGCGTATTGAAGATATAGCCGACCCATCAATGTTTCCTGATGGAGTAACAATTCCTTATGAAATATCTCATTGGTGGAGTCCTCCAGAAAATTATAATGGACAAAACCCAAATGCAGTAAAAAATCCGTCAACAAATCCGTCTGGTGAAATTGAAGTAACAAAAATTTAAATGGACAATATAAAAGATTACGCTATTGTTACTTTGTTTGTATAAGGACTAATATGATTTCAAAAAACCCAGAAGTTAAGTTAGGTAGTGTTGCAAATTTGTTTTCTAGACAAATGCACTTTAAAAATGTAGGTGATATGGAGCATGGTCATACCCATCAGTTTGACCACCTTACTCTTTTGGCTGCGGGGCGATTGCAAGTCACTGTAGAAGGTCATGTGTCTGAGTTTGTTGCGCCACATATGATTTATATTAAAAAAGATAAAATGCACGAACTTGTAGCTTTAGAACCAAATACTGTTGCATATTGTATTCATGCGCTGCGTGTAGGTAACGAAGTTGACGATATCTTAGATCCCTCTATGGTTCCAGAAGGTGTTGACTTACCCTACGATTGTTTATTATCAACTTCTGATGAAAAACAAAAAGAACCAACTCCACCAACTAATAAACTATTAAAAACAATATTGTGAAAAATATTAATGACTATATAGTTACGTTTGACGGTGTTATTACTGACGCCTTATGCGATGCTGTTTTAGAAGAATTTAACGATGAAACCGAATGGCAAAAAACAGTAGTTGGTAGTGGTGTAGTAGATGACAAAATTAGAACTGCTGAGACTATTGTAGTTTCTTATCCGCACGTTATAGAAAAAAATTCTAAAGTTCGAGCCAAACTTGACAAATATATATTTGCTTCGGCAGGACTAGCAATTAAAAAATATAACGAAAAATTTCCACTTGCTTTAATTGAAGAAGATTCTGGGTATGAATTACTTCGATACAAAGAAGAACAATTTTATACAACGCATACAGATTCTTTTAAAGCCAGACCCCGTACAGTGTCTTGTTCGTTTATATTAAATGACAATTATGAAGGCGGTGAATTTGCGTTTTTTGACCGTGAGTTAGTGTACAAACTTAAAAAAGGATCTTGCATTATGTTCCCCTCTAATTTTATGTACCCCCACGAAATTATGCCCGTAACGAGTGGCAAACGGTATTCAATTATTACTTGGTTTGTATGAACGTAAAATACGAACAGTTTATTGGTATTTTTGAAAACGCTTTTTCTAAAGAGTATTGTGAAGGCTTGATTAAAGATTATGAAACTGCTATTGAAGCAGGGTATGGTCGCACTCGTCAAGATACGGACAATGTTAATAAACTACAAAAAGCTGATACGCAGTTACCTAACGGAGTTGATAACATACAAATACCAATTTCAAACATAGCTGTTTTTAGTAATACATTTTGGAATAGCTGTTATCCGTTATATGAAAAAGAGTTTTATTCATTAAAAACTTCAGGTAGACATGGATCTTATTATTTTAAAATGCAAAAAACAAATTTGCGTGAAGGTTATCATGTATGGCATTATGAATCTGGTGATATAGAGTGTTGTCGAAGATTACTTACTTGGACGTTATATTTAAATGACGTAGAAGAAGGTGGAGAAACGGAGTTCCTATATCAAAGCATTCGTATTAAACCAAAGCAAGGTACATTAGTAATATGGCCTGCTGCATTTACACATACTCATCGTGGCAACCCACCATTAAGTAACGTTAAATATATTGTGACTGGTTGGACTGAATTTTAAGGACTAATATGAAAACAACTATAGAAGCTAGAACACTAGAAGGTGGACTGATTGAGCCACGCCACGAAATAGAAGTGGTGTGTTCGGCTTGTGGTTACGACTTGGATGAAGCCGAATTGCAAGCCGATGCCTGCTCAGACTGTAATGCTCCTTTAAATCTTAAACAACATATTTCTATCCATGCGACATCCGTACCTGCCGCTGGTGGCGGGGTTATGTAAGGTGAAAAAAGTGTGCTATGCCCGACCCATACGGAATAACAGAAGGAGTCAAAACTCTTAGCGGTAGCCTTGATGCAACTAGAGAGGCTACTAAAGGGCTGTCTAAAAGCATTGAAAATGCCCAGCACGATGCAACAGAAGTAGCTCAGAAACAAGCTAATGAACGGGTTAGAGCAAGGCGGGAAGCAGAGTTTAAAAAAGAAAGAGCGTTAATCAAGGCTTTACAATCGTGGCAGCATAAAAAACAAATCTCCGATGAGGAAGCAAAATTAAAGATTGATTTTGTTAAAAAGCATGGTGCTAAAGAGTGGGAAGCAGTATTAAAGATAAAGCTGGATATTGAGAATATGCAACGCAAAGATAACGAAGAATACAAGCATGATTTGAAAGCGGTTAGGCGGGTTCAGTTTTATTGCTTTGCAGCAGCTGCGGTAATAGCGTGGTATTTAACTTGGGGGATTAAATAATGTTTCCATTAGGCGCACTATTAGACATTGGCGGTAAGATACTTGATAAGGTCTTTCCTGACCCAGCACAGGCAGAACAAGCCAAACTCAAACTATTAGAGATGCAACAGAATGGTGAGCTAGCTAAAATTGCAGCAGATACTGCAGAGCAGCAAGAACTTACTAAAAGACAGCAAGCTGACATGGCTTCTGACTCTACGTTATCCAAGAACATTAGACCAGCCACCCTTGTATTTATTTTGATTGTGTACTCTACCTTTGCCATGATGTCCGCTTGGGATATTGAGGTAAACAACAACTATGTAGAACTGCTTGGTCAATGGGGTATGCTCATTATGTCTTTCTATTTCGGGGGTCGTACTCTGGAAAAGATCATGGATATGAAGAGGTCAAAAGATGCAACTAAGTGAACACTTCACCCTTGACGAGCTAACCCATACAGATCATCGGGAGTTTGATAACACGCCTAACGAATCTGAAATGACTAACCTAACCCGTTTAGCTGCTTTCTTAGAAGAAGTTAAAATCGTCTTAGGCAGCAAACCTGTAATGATTAACTCAGCGTTCCGTTCTAAACAAGTCAACGATGCCGTAGGTTCTAAAGATTCCAGTCAACACCGTATTGGTTGCGCTGCTGACATTCGTGTACCAGGCATGACACCAGATGAAGTTGTTAAGGCGGTAATAGCAGCTAACCTACCCTATGACCAAATTATTCGTGAGTTTGACCGTTGGACACATATATCAGTGCCTAACACAAAAGACATGACACCACGCCGACAAGCGCTTATCATTGATAAAACTGGAACAAGAGTATATTCCTAGGGTAAACCCGCATGCCATTACAGAAGCTACAATTTAAATCAGGCGTTAATCGAGACCAAACAAACTACACCAACGAAGGCGGTTGGTTTGAGTGCGATAAGATTCGTTTTCGTTCGGGCTACCCTCAAAAGATAGGCGGCTGGCTACGCTACGCTCTATATACTATAGTAGGTACTTGTAGGCAAACCTTTAACTGGGTTACTACGGCTGCGGATAATTACTTAGCTATGGGAACATCCGCAAAACTTTATATTGACGCAGGTCAGACCTTATTTGACATTACCCCTATACGTCAGACTTTTACTAACCCAAGCACCAATAACTGCTTTACTACGGTAAATGGCTCTAAAACTGTTACAGTTACTATTACATCACACGGTGCTTTGGATGCTTCTTACGTTACATTTTCTGGCGTAGTTGGACCTATTGGCGGGATCCCTCAAGCTGAGTTTAATGCCGAGTTTATTGTTGACGTTATTACAGTAAACACATTTACCATAACTACAACGACTGCCGCTACGTCTTCAACTTCTGGCGGGGGCACTGGAATTACAGCTGTTTTTCAAATTAATAGTGGTAACAGCGGTGCCGCTGACGGGTATGGATGGGGAGCAGGATCTTGGGGTCGAGGTGCGTGGGGTTCTGGAGCAACCACTCCTGTTGCTGTTGCTCAAACAGATTGGTTTTTAAGTAATTTTGACAACGATTTAGTTGCTAACATTCGTGAAGGAACAATCTACTATTGGACATACTCAAGTGGTACAGGTGTCAGAGCTACGCCTTTAGCTACTACAACAATAGACGGTGTAGCCCCTGCGGATGTCCCTACACAGGCAACGCAAATATTAGTCTCTCAGAATGATAAACACCTCTTGTGTTTTGGTGCAACTCCTTACGGTGGCGGTGCTTTTGATCCTTTATTAATTCGTTGGGCTACTCAAGACCAGCCTAATGTTTGGACACCATTAGTAACTAATTCAGCAGGATTTTTACGGGTTTCTCGTGGTTCCGCAATTGTTTGTGCTGTAGCAACAAGGCAAGAGATTCTGGTATATACCGAAGGTACTTTAAATTCCCTTCAGTTTGTAGGCACTACAGACGTTTTTAGTTTACAAGAACTTTCAGATAACATTTCTATAATTAGCCCTCGCTCAGTTGCTACAGTCAACAACACAGCCTATTGGATGGGGCAGGATAAGTTTTATGCCTATGGTGGACGTGTTGAAACGCTACCTTGCTCTTTAAGAAACCATGTTTTTGAGAACTTTAACTACAGCCAGCAAGACCAAGTTATTTCTGGAACTAATGAAGGTTGGAATGAAATTTGGTGGTTTTACCCAACGGCAGGAAGCAATGTTAATAACGCCTATGTTATTTATAACCACCTTGAAAAGATTTGGTATTACGGCACAATTTACCGTACAGCATGGTTAGACTCGTCTCTAAGGGATTACCCTCAAGCCATATCTGAAACTTATTTTACAGGTTCTGTTAATAACAGCACCACTTTGAATGTAACTGAAATTAGTTCAGGTTTATTACAAGTAGGTTCAGTTATTACTGGTACTGGATTAGCTGTAGGAACCAAAATAACAGCTCTAGGAACTGGTACAGGCGGGGTTGGTACTTACACAATCAATATTTCACAGCTTGTAGTACAAACTGCTATGACTGCTGATGGTGTTATTTATAACCACGAGCAGGGTACAAATGACAATACTACGGCTATGACTTCTTATATATCCTCTTCAGACTTTGACCTTGGAAACGGTGATCAATTAATATTAAGTAAAAGAATTATTCCTGACTTAAACTTTGCTGGTTCTACCGCAGCCCTACCTGCAGTCACAATGTACATAAAACCTCGTAATTTTCCTGGAAACGCCTATTCCAACGTAGATTCTGAACAAGTTATTGAGACTTCGGTAGACGTATATACCGAGCAGATCTTCATGCGGGCTAGGGCTAGACAGATGGCTATTCAGATTCAATCTTCTGACTTAAATGTTCAATGGCAGTTAGGCAGTCCTAGATTGGATGGCAGACCTGATGGGCGTAGATAATGGGAATGCAACGATTCCGTGCGCCAGCTTTGCCTCTGGCTACACCAGAATACGACCAACAACAGTTAGCCCAATTAATCGGGGTTTTACGGCTTTACTTTACTCAGTTAGACTCCAACGTGCCTTTACAAATGGACGGAATTCGGCTATTAAATTTACCAACATCAGGGTACAATTTACCAAACAGCACTGTATTTCAGGTTGGGGAAGACTTGCGGATTGTTGTACCTAATATTTCTTATTTATTTGGAGTATCAGCCACGGCTAGTGTGGGAACGGTAACGGTGACTATTATATGAACTATGCAAACGGTGGATTACATAACACGGCTTACTATTTAAAAGGTAAGGGCCGAGGTAAAGATACTGAGCTTGTCCACATGACCCCTAAAGAAGTTAAAGGGTTACAAGCACTTGCCATGGCTCATGGTGGTTCTCTTACAACTAACCCAGATACGGGACTTCCAGAAGCAGGCTTTCTAGAAGATATTCTCCCTATTGTAGCTGCGGCTGGTTTGACCTATTTAACGGCTGGTGCAGCTACGCCTTTGTTAACAACTTCACTTGGAGCTACTGGTGCTGGTATTGTTGCTGGTGCTGGTGCTGGTGCAGTTATTAGTGGTGGTATGGCGGCGATTCAAGGTAAAGACGTAGGTCAAGCGGCTCTTATGGGTGGTCTTGGTGGTGGTATATCAGGTGGTCTAGGAGCTTATGCCGACGCTAATGTGTTTGGAGTTGGCACCGCTGCTCCACCTGCTGATGTAGCTTTAACTGCCGTAGCCCCAGCCCCAACCATACCAAACCCAGACGTAAACGCTGGTTTAGCGGGCACTACTCAAACAATACCAAACCCATTAAACCCACCATTACCGCCACCTACAACAGCAGGGCAAGCCGCCGCTGTTCTACCAGAAGGTGCAGCTAGAAACGCCGCTCTTGATAATTTAGCTCGTGGTCAAGGTGTGTTCCCAGAAGGTTACGCTGCATTGCCTGGTCCTGAAGTAACCGGACAAGCTAGTTTACAACCAGGATTTACGCAAGATATATCAAAAATACCTCGCCCCTCTACACAAGATTTGTTTGACCAAGAAGTACAAGCCCGTGGTGGTGCAGCAAGAACAGTAGGTATAAAACCAGACAATATTTATAGTGGTTTAAATAAATACGAAAAACTTGGGGTTCAAGCTTTACCTGCTCTTGCCGGAACAATGGGGACTGAAGAACAACAACCAGTCGGCCCACAAGATAATTACCAAAGCCGACTACGTAGAATTTCACCTAATTTCCAAGCTTACGAGCCCCCAAGACCTAACCCATATTACCGTGCTCAATATGCAGCAGATGGTGGTGTGATGAACTCTTTTGATGACGAGCCCGGTGTAGACATGGCAACTGGTGGGGCAACTAAACTACCTAAAGGTGATCCTGGTATATACAGAGATGCCGATCCAACAACCCGTGGACAAGATGCATTTACAGCAGCTTTAACCCGCTTAAATAGCATACAAAAAAGAGCTAATATTAAGGGTTTACCCGCATTAAAAGCAGCCGCAGCACCATTAAGTGACATTCAAGAAGCCGCTGGAGGCGGAGTTATGTCTGGCTTAGGGGGATACTCAGATGGTGGCAGAATGCTTAAAGGACCTGGCGATGGC